CACAATATACAGATCGCTCAACACAGGAGACTACTTCGGCAATACATTGCGCGGGTGCTCTGCCTCACACCCTGCGACCTTGACTGACAAACCTTGAGAAGCATGCCAGAAACGGTCATTTAATTCATCCCAAGTGGGACATCCTTTGAACTTGAACTCCGTCATCAGATCATTTTCACGAGCCAATTCCATCAACCACACGCGCTCTTTGTTGAAGCGCTCCTTACCATACCAAAACCACTCGTTCAACGCAGAATTCATAACGCTGGCCATGTGCAGTTCAGGTGATTCTTCTCCAGATGGGTTGCAAATCGTCAACATCTTGTGTATGGAGCTCTCTTCCAAGGGCGCAACAACGGCGCCTATATCCTCATCCCAGCGCCATGTCCGCTTTAGATACGATACTTGGGAGATGTGAATGAACTCCACAGATTCACTTTCCTTGTCAGCCATCGTGTACTCGACTCCAATGTGAGCCATAGCTCTCTGAATGGCTGTGTGGTTGAACCATGGTGCCAACTTGGAGACGCCCATCGCGTTATCATCGCCGTAAGTCAACAGTCTTACAAACTCTTTGAATCTCCTTGCGCGCTCATAGACACCTCCAGAAAATGGGCACAACTTGACGAAAGCGAAGCGCATGTACAATGCATTGGCGATACAGTTCACGATCACGGTGAGCGGGTGCCCGGATGGATTAGACCCAAGGAATTCTATCAGATCCCCGTTGAAGTTGACGTATGCATATGCGGTGTCTTCCGCAATACAGTCGATGACCTGGGCCTGCTCTTTGGACCAACCTGCCGCCAAGTACAGGCGTTTCAGTACTTGAAACGCCAACAAAATGATCAAGGCTTCCATGCGCTTATCAAACTTCCCGTAATCACCTGCGACCATCCTATCAACACCAAAGTGCGTCAAATAATCGTAGTACTGCTGCCACTCCAAGGATTGCACTGTACACCCTGGAGAAGCTTCAAAGAGGAAAGGATGTTCTTGGATCAACTTGACAACAGGTAGCAAATTCTGGCGTACAACAAAACTCCAATCAGCGGGTGCAGCGGTGAAAACCCTCACTTTACCGGCATCAACCTTAGCTGTCGCTCGTGGCTCGTCCTTCAGTTGTCCGCTGAACACTGGGCACGCTCTTTGGTTGTTGGAGTAACGCTTGCGAATCTCTTCAATGCGCTCCCACACCTCATCATCAAACGTCATATCACCAATGGTACCTTTCAGGTGCAGCTTCTTTGTTTCATTGTATGGCTCGCCCATAGAAGACTTGAAGTTCATCTTGTCGATGAAGCGCACACCATCAATGCCATTGATTGTCGCTCTGTCTGAAAGAGGTTCAAGCATGCTCAGATCTTCTTTTGTCAATCCGTCAAGTATGTCGTCCGCATAAGCTTTGGCAATCGCTTTCATTTCTGTACTCCCAAGAGCCCCAAATTTCTTCTGGGTGGAATCAATTAAGGCGTGTCGCCATGGTCGGTAATCTCTCAGAATCGGCGCTTTGAAATCAACTACCCATTTGCGACTTTCCAGGATCTTCTTACTTAGCAACGTCGGACGCACTTTTGATCGCGAAGTGAATCGCGGCTCAGCATAGCTACCATACACGTTAACTGTCCCTTGCTCCAACCACCGAAGTGGCGAATATTGGCTCAGTTGTGTCAGGCGTTTCTGTCGACTCGGGGCACCAATAACTGGAACTGCACACTGCACCACTGGCATATCAAAATGCTTTACAGCGTGCGCAATCAAGTCCTGATCAATCTCAGTTGCCCACACTGAACCGTGAGCATTTCCCAATGAATGAATGCCCAGAATGACTGCGACTGGTTGGTGTGTGAATAATGGCGATCCACAATCTCCAACCACTGTAGGGTCAGAAGTGAAACCAGTCCAAGTGTCCAAAGTGATACCCAGTTCAGGAACTTCCTTCTTACCTTGTACGGCACACTTCACCTTGCGCAACTTCAACCCAATGCCCTTTGTCTTGGTAACGTAGGTCGCAGTATAAGCCCCCTGAAGGCTAGGTTTTCGAATCAACTCTCTCAAGTCTCTCTTCGTCTCCCAGCTGTGGACCTCAAAAAATGCAACATCTCTCTCCGGCACTCGCAATATATCTTCCTGTCTCAGCTTAATAGTGACATTAGGAGAGCTTCCCTGAACTTCGGGCATAATTGACAGCGTCACACTCAAATCGCCTTCAGCAAACAAAGTGTGGTTATTGGTCATCCACAGATGACCACACGGACTGAAAGTATTGCCTTCCCGAGCCATCACACCGTTGCTCACCTTGATCCGGGCCGTGTTGCGCTCAATGATCTTAACTATCTGGTCGTGATCCAGGGAAGCCAGTGAAGCACTCATAGCTGATCTATCGAACACTGACGTTTGGTAATCATCTCTTTTCCAAACGTTAGGTTTCTCAGTTTGCTGAAAATGCCCATCTTGAACTGACTGTCTCAAACCTTGCACTTCTATCTTCTGCTGACCCGATGTTACAGACTTGTACAATCCGTAAGTTCCGATCATTGACACGGCAACAGTCAACCCCGCGACCACCATTCGCCACCGCTTGGACATATAGCAAGCCGACAAAGTTTCAGCAAGCCATTGGTAGTACCCTTTGCGTTCTTCAATGTAAAACTGAAACACCTTCAAGATAGCAATACGAGCTATCTTCCATTCCAAAGCAGCATGGGTAAACCTGCGGACCAACGACGAGCGTGAATACGCTGTCAAATACTTGCTTGCCAACCAATTGACTGCGCGAGTACCTCTCCCCTCAATCTTGAGGCGCTGAATGCGTAAGACTTCGTTCAACGTGTCTGCCATGCCTATTTCATCACTCTGCAACTTTGGCCGATCATTATCAGTCACAATCACCGCAGCGGCGAAATTCTTTATGATGTAGCCATCTTTGGACTCGACAGTGTGCTTGATGTATTGGTTGGGCTTACCTCTCGGGTCTCGCTCAAACGAGTGACAAATGAGCACACCAGCCTCATCGATATTTACGATCTTGAAGCTGTCGCCCATCTCTTTCCCATCTGGCAATCGATACTCGCGAGCCTCCAGACGCGCTTCAGGCATGCACACGCAACGTGACTTTAATCGCATGCAAGCATCACACAGCTCAAACTCTTGCATAGCAATTATGCCAGAACCAGCCTTCAGTTGAACTTGCTCGAACGTCTTCATTGGATCACCTAGCCAGGCGAGGAAATCATTCGAATCTGAAAACTCATGAATCTTCTCATACTTGGCCATATCGCTGTTTTCCGCTTTCACTTTTTCAACCAGAATGTTCCAAAAATTCGGCCACTCATCAGTGATCAAGGGTAACTTTGCAGGATCAATCATTTCAGGATCATCATCGCGAGCAAACTCAGCCTTAGGCGATACCGTAATCACCCATGGAAATCGACGCTGTGTCGCAATTGGACATGCAAAGTGTGCCTTAGCGTTAAGGTGCTTCATGTTGGTGGTAGCCACAACCATTTTGGCACGCAACGGATTCTTACCCTTATCTTCCAAACTTGCCTGGTTTGGCACCAACGGAACATCATTCATGATCTGAATCACCTCAGTGAGCGAATTATCCACCAACTTACTGTCAGGATGCCCAAACGCAATATCATCAAGCAAAAGAAACCATTTCATGGAATCCCAACCGGACCAAAACTCATCGCAAGTGTTGCGGGTGTACTTGTATTCGTCCGTTGTTGGTAGTTTCCACAGTTTCCCGGCAAATTGAAATAGCATTGAAGTAAATGTTGACTTAGCGACACATGTCTTTCCAAAAACCAATAAACCAAATGGCGGGCGTCGTGATTTCTGTGCTTCCCTGTAAGTGCTCATTTCCATCTGGATCATCATGACCTCGTTCAACAACTTCTTCACACTCGCCATCTCTAGACCGGACATCTTCTTTCCGTACTTCAAGATAGCTTTTCCTTGGTCTACGCAGTCTCTGATCTCTCCGACGAACTGATGGTAGCTTGTGCCAAGTGCTTCAAGGTCTCCTCTGAACGAGTATTCCCTCTTGACTTTCTGACATGCATCGAACCAAGAGGAAAATGATTGCGGCCCATGAATGAACGTTTCCCACTTGTTGGTCTTTTTGAACAAGAGTGCTCGTTGAATCAGCATTGCAACCGTGTCCAATATCGTTGCCATGAAGTTTGGACCAATCATAGGTGATGACAATTCCTTCTTGCAAGCGTAAGCAACGCGATCATCAATCTTCATACCGACCATGGAAAATACACCAATAGCGATGGCATACTTATACACTTTCGTGATTTGCATAACCAGTGTGCTGTGTTGAATGGTTTCCCACTTGTCAACTAGGCTGCGCAAGTCCGTGACTTTCTCCAAAAGTTCTTCATTACTCTGCAAGTTGGCTCGGAACACGTCATTGGTGATGTCATTAATGATGTTAGCGGCGCTACCTAAGAGAGAAGAGCCTGATCGCAACTTGATGAACACTGCAACAGCCAAC